TGTTGCCGCCGTACAGCGTGGGTAGATTGATGTTTATGGTGGTTTTGGTGGTTGCTAGACCTTCCCATGCGGTTTTATTGTTTACATAAACGCCGGTCAGGGCATCCATTGCAATCGCAATGCCAAAATGAACCGACATGTAATAGTCGGTAACCTGTTGGCCACCACTTTTACCCATCGCGCCCATTTACTTGTCCTTAGCTCGATTGACGATGTTTATTCCAAGCTGATCGCCTGTCGCCAATAGTTTGCTGGCCGGTAGGCCGTTCTTTACAAAGTCCTTGAAATCAAGGTTGTGGTGCCGCGCCCATTTCCGCATCCCGTTGACGCAATAGCCGGCTTTGCGGGCATCGTTGATGGTGATGATCGGGTCGGTCTCACTTTCCACCGCTACCTCCACTCGTGGTGTAGGTGTTGGTCGATGCCTGCCCATACCAGAGCACGTTGGGGTCCATGATCCGCGCCGATCCGAACAGCACATAGACCGGCTTGTTCGCCGATGCGGTGGGGGCTTGCAGGTCTTGAACACCTTGCGGCGTTTCGTTGTGGGGGGCGATTAGATAAGCGATGACGTCCAGCGCCACCGAAATCAGAACGCCGATCAACCAAACGGGCATAGCCGAACCTCAACCAAAGTTGTTCACAATGCCGATCGGATTGACCAGCGGAATCCATTGGCAGCCGCCAAAATTATTGATATTTTTGAACACGTTCTGGCACGTATCCGTCGAGTGATCGCAACCGAGGGACAGGTGCAGCGTCATGCCTGCGCTCAACGTCGGGCAATCGCTATCGAGGCAGATTTGATTGGCATTGTCGATCGTCAGGATCATCCGGTATTCCGTCCGGCCCGCGGCGTTGGTCCAACTGACGATGCCGTTGACGAAGTTTCCTTGGGCAAATGCGCCATTCCATCCACCCGGCAGCGCGATGTATGGACCAGATACGGACGTAACTGCCGCACTGACGGTGAATGCCGCCTGCGATGCGTTGCACAAGCCGTCGCCCTGGCTATAGACGGCGTGCGGGCAAGGGCGCTGCCAGTGGCGTCGCAATCCAGATCGCATCATCGACGTCGAGATCGGTTCACAGGTCAACGTGATCTCATCATCGTTGATCGCCGCCGACCGAACGCGCCCGGGCCAGATCAAATTGGCGTTCGAATCACCATAATGACCCATGAACACGCTAATAGTGATTGCGTTAGACGGCGGATAACCGGTGAACAGTTCGAGGATGGAGAGAGATTTTGACAGCTTAATATCGATCGCGGCCTTATCAAGTGAGCCGGATGCGGTGAAAGCGTCATCGCTCAATGGTGCGGGGACATAAGTTATACCATTATAAACGATCGGATCTTCCGAAGTCGTATAGGCATAGGTATCGCTTACATTCGAGCCATAGGTAAAAAGCATCAGAAGATACGGAATGGCTTCTTGCCGTGAGGATTCGATGTCTCCGAAAGTCACGCTATTTCCCCGGCGAAAGATCTTGCAACGATATAACGGAAAGCTGCGTTTGCGCAACGCTATCGGTGATCCACTCACTTATAAGTTTGTCTGAGGCAAACCGATGGACCGGCATCCACGAGATCGAGGTGACCGTGTTGTCCAGCGCCCGCGCGAGCCCCGCTGCAGAGTTCGTCGTCGCACCGGCCGGGCTGCACAATGCGGTGGCCCCGATGTTGATCTGCGCGAAGCTGCCGTTTTGCCCGATGCTTGTCACGAGACCAAACTGATAGCTGCCGTCCCCATAGGCCGCGCAGAATGCGTCAAAGACAGTATCACCAACGAAGTCGGTATAAAGGTCGCTTGGGGCCAGGAAACTCGTGGCCCCGGCCGCGACCGGTGCTTGAGGGATGATATCGTTCTGCCAGGTGGGCAACAGGAATTCGCCGAGTTGCCCGTGCAGGCGAAAATACATGTCCTCGATCGCCACCATCTGCTGATGCGTCATCGCCAGGTACGAGGCTTGCTGCGCTCGGGACACGAACGAGATCGGGTTGAAATAGGCCAATGCGCCATAGCCGTAATCGACGGTCTCGTAGTCGTTCGAGAATGTGACCTTGGGGTTCGTCATCCAGTTCGGGCGCATGAGGAAAACCTCGCGGCCATTGAATACCACGGGCGCCGCAGCCGGATTGGTTTCGACCTCGGTCAGCGGAGTCACATTGAACGTGATCGATCCGGAGACCACGCCGTCTGTCACAAGTTCGATATCGACGGTGCTGGGGAACCGTCCCTGCAGCGCAGGATACAGCGACGTGCCCGCCGGGATGGCGGGGGCCGCACCCACGATGGTGAAGCCACCAACGGTTGGCGCGACGTCGATAAGGAATTGGTCTGCGCCGGGTACGCGCGCCGCGACAACCCCGGTAAGCCAAGGGGGTGTGGTCCCGGTGGCGATGGTCCCGTTCGTCCCTGCTGCTGACCCCGTCGTCACCACGGCGCGGCGGCTCTCATCCGCGACCAAGATATCCTGGCCGATATTGGCCTTGAGCCATCCCATCATCTGCCGGGTGTAGGCGGGCATCGTCAGGAAATCGAACTCGAGGGTCTTGCGCGGACGGAGTCGTAGCCCCCGGCGCTGCTCTTTTCCTGAGCGACTGATCTGTACGGTCGTCCGATATTCCCGGGTAACCTTGAGCGATGAGGACCAGTTTACCCGGCCGGGAAACAGGGGAAGGGTCATCAGCCGAGGGCCTTCTTGATCGTCCGAGAATTCTTCCGGAAGTGGTTGACGATGGCTCGCTCACCGTGCTGCGTGGCCAGCGCTTCGGTGAGCATATGGCCAGCATCGATCGCGTTGATGATCTTGAGGTTCGGCGCGGCGCTCTGGGCAGAGGCCATCGTGGCGGCAATGTTGCCGATGTGGCGGGGGCTGCTGTTTTTCAACACCTCTTCGCCCTCTTGCAGGATCGTCGGATATTCGTCCGGGGCGACGCCCGCGATACCGCCGTCGTGCATTCGCAAGGCGCCGGCAAACGCTGCAGGGCTGATCGAGCGCATGGCGGCGGCGCGGCCAACGATTCCGCCTGTGTGCATGACGGGCGCGGCGATGGTGAACGCATCCAGTGCGCTCGGCAGACCTGATGCAGAAATGGAGCCCAACTCCATACCACCGCCGGCCACAGCGCCCCCCGCGCCGCCCCCGCCGAGGATCGATCCCAAAAGGCCGCCCAGCCCCCCCAGGCCGCCGCCAGACCCGCCACCGGCAGCCGCGTTGACGCCATTGCTCACGCTGGTCCCGATCCCCAGGGCGTTCAAGCCCTTCAAGATCTCGGTCTGCATGATCATGTCCGCAATTTTCAGCAGGAAGTCGCTGGCAAACTGCAGGAACGCATTCCGCATTTCGCGAAAGATATTCGATGCACCACGCAGCCCGAGCGCGAACTGCGCGACGCCTTTGGCGCCGGCGTTGAACGTACTCACGAGGCCGCCGGCGATGTCGGAATTCACCTGCTTCGAATCGATCAAATCAACTTTCAAGTTATTGATTTGATTGTGAATCGCCTCAAGCTGGGCGACAGTTTTCTGATCGCCGATCGCCTTGAAGTAGGCGATGGCATCGGGCAAACCCGCCTTGAGTTGCGCGCTGAGATCCGCGATATCCTTGCGCGCGGACTTGATTTCCCCCTCGTCACCGCTCTTGTAGCCGTCGGTCAGCGCCTTACGCGCCTCGGTCAACTGACCACTCAGACCGCTCATGCTGTCGGCGTTCTGCTTGGTCAACTGACGCTGGAACTGCGAGGTGTAAACCTGCAATGCCTGCTGGCCCAACTCGTCGGTTGGGTTGCCAGCATGGTCTAAATTCCAGACACCCTCAGTTCGCAGCCGGTTGGCTGCCATTTGCGGCGCCGTGAGACGCTGGCTATTCTGCGTCGCCAACGCCTCCTCGTTCTGCAACTGTTCGAGTTTTTTGCGTTCCTCGTCGCGATGTGTGTTGTCGAATAGCTGGCCATAGGTGCCCGCCAACTTCTCCCGCTCGCCAGCCCCCCAAGTGATAGGGGCGGCTTCGCGGCCCCCTTTTCCGCTCTGTGAGTCCGCGATGCGTTTATCGAACGAGTCCATCTGGCGTTGGATGAACAAGTCGCGCGGCGACATACCGAGGGCTGCGGAATCCGCCACCGCCTTGGCGATCCCATCCGTCACCGACTGGTGGAAAGCGTCGATTTCGCTGTCGTTCTTCGACTGGGTCTGGGCCTGCTCGGCGGGGGTGGGAGCACGACGGAAGCCCAGCACAGCGCTGGCGGGGAAACTCTCTTCAGATACCTTGCCGCCAGCCTGATTGCCCCCAAGCACTCGCACCCGGTCGCCCTGATAGCCGTCAAAAAAGCCGACGTGCCCGTGTGC